CTACCAATGCAGTTGAATCAAATGCAATGAATATCTATGTCACAGCAGGCACAGATACAGTCACTGTAGGCGGTGCCGCAAGATTCTTGACTTTTGACCTGACAGGTTTTACTGGAACGCTGACTTACGCATCAAGCTCAAGGTATTTTGGTAACTTGGTGTTCTCAAGTGGGATGACGCTTGGAAGCATTTCAAGTGGATTAACTTTTGCCAAAACATCGGGCACTCAGACGATCACCAGTAATGGAAAAACAATTGGCAACAGCGTAACGGTTGACGCTCCCGGCGCAACCGTTAGCCTGCAAGACGCATTGTCCTTAACGGGCACACTGACGCTAACCAACGGCACATTGACGACCAACGGTTATTCGGTTGCTGCTGGAATTTTCTCGTCAAGCAACACCAACGTCCGAGCCTTGAACCTCGGCGCAAGCACGGTCACTCTGTCTAGCACTGGCTCTGCTTGGTTCATCACCGATCCAACCAATATGACGTTGAACGCTGGTACGTCTTCAATTACAACCACTGGCAGCACAGGAACAATAACGTTTTCAGGCGGTGGTTTGACGTATTACAACGTCACTTTTGGGGCAACGTACTACAACTACACTCTTGCTGGCGCAAACACATTCAATAATCTTACCGTAGATTCGCCTGCCGCCGCTGGTCGTCGGAACATCAACGTCAGCGCAAACCAAACAATCAACGGCACATTGACGGCGGTTGGCTCTGCGGCAAACTCTCGGCCAAGATTTACTGGAGAGTACACCGGAACAACCATTACCGCAGCCGCAGTATCTTTGGCTGATACAGATTTCGGCAACATTATTGCAGCAGGCGCTTCAACGCCTTGGTCTGGAACACGACTGGGTGATTTTGGCTACAACACCAACATCACCTTTGCAAGCCCAAAGACGGTTTATTGGAACCAGCCAGCAGGCGGCAATTGGTCGGACGTTGCGTGGGCCACCTCTTCTGGCGGCGCGGTAAACGTCAACAACTTCCCATTGGGTCAGGACACAGTAGTTTTGGACAACACGGGTGTTGGGGCTTCGACGACCATCGTGATGGATTACGGGTGGATCATGGGTGCGTTAAGCGCAGGCTCTTTGACCAACGCGCTAACAATTAGCTGGAATACTTTTGGAGCTTTGGCCGCTAGTTCCCAAGGAAACTTTACATTGTCCAGCGCCATCACCCTTACCTACACACAAGGCAGTTTGGGATTCGCTAGTTCGCAAGGCAGCACAGCCATCATCACAACGGCTGGTGTGGCCATCCCAATGCCTTCGGCAAACTTTAACGCGGCCTCAAAGACATTTCAACTGGCCGATAACTTCACCTCCACCGGGACTTCGGCTGGTCTTGTTGCTGGAACGCTTGACCTGAACGGAAAGACGCTCAGTTGCGTCACGTTCGACTCAACCTTCACCGACCTTGAGGTGCGCTCCATTGCCTTCAACGGCGGTCAGATCAACGTCACTGGCAACGCCGCAACAGTATGGGCTTGTGAGAACCTGACCAACTTTAGCTACACAGGAACGCCTACGGTAAACTTCACTTACAGCGGTAGCACTGGAACTCGGGTGATTCAAAATGGGCAAACGGCGGGTGGTACTGAAGCCAATGCTGTGGATTTTAATATCTCTGCGGGCGGCGATACGGTGAACTTCACTGCGGGAGCCACAGGAAGCAAGTGCCGAAACCTCTCATACCAGTCTGCGTTTACTGGCACCTCGGAAGTCATGAGTGGAAGTTTTATTTACGGAAACTTGCTGCTTTCCCCGTCCATGACTGTTTCGTCTGGATCAAGTGGCCCCACCTTCGCCGCCACCTCTGGAACAAAAACCATCACCACAAACGGGGTGACAATCGACAGACCGTTGACGTTTGATGGTCTTGGTGGGTCATGGGTATTGGGGGATGCGTTGACGCTTGGCGCAAATAATACGGGATTGCTTTTTGTTCGCGGCACATTTAGTACGGCAAACTACAACGTGACGGCAACGCGCTGGTTCTACGAATACCAAACGGTTATTGGCACGGTGGTTCTCAACCTTGGCTCAAGCACTATTACGCTTATCCCATACTCGGTAGGCTCTATAACCATCCCGTGGCAGATGGGGGGTGTTAACGCTGGCTTCTTAACCATCAATGGGGGCACGTCTAACATTGTGTTTAACACGACAGTGGCGCAGGCCAGCATGAACCCGAGTCCAAGCATCACGTCCACTTATTACAAAGTCACGCAAGCTGGCACAAATAATTTATTGCTCAACGAAGGATTCACGTTAAACACGCTGCAAAACACGGCGCAACCAACAACGATCTCTTTTAAAGAAAGCGCAACGGTTAACCAGCCATTCGTAATAGACAACTTCAACGTGTCTGGTACGGCAGGAAACTTGGTCACGCTTGCATCAAAAACGCCGGGTTCCCAGTTCTCAATTGCAAAAAATACTGGCGGCAAAGTGCTGGTCAGCTACTGCTCAATTTCGGACTCCAACGCCACCCCTGCTGGATATTGGTTTGCTCCAACATCCCAAGGCAACGTGGACGGCGGCAACAACACCGGCTGGAACTTTGGCTCAACCGGCCAGAACACTGGCTTCATGATGTTTATGTAGCATGAAAGACTGGGCCATCAGCTTCTTTGCAGCGGTGGCCTTAGTTGCTTTTATGCTTTGGTGCGTCCGAACCTTCTGGTGGGTCTATGCTGGTTGAGCTTGCGGCGGCAAACGCAGCGTTTTCCGTTATTAAGCAAGCCTTAGCCAACGGCAAGGAGCTGTCTTCCCTTGGCTCAAAGGTTTTTGACTACTTCGACAACAAGGCCAAAATTCAGGAAAAAGCCACCAAAAAGGGTGGCGGCTCCGACATGGAAGAGTTCATGGCTTTGGAGCAGCTCAAACAGCAAGAGCAGGAGTTGCGCGAACGCATGGTCTATGCTGGCAGGCCGGGCATGTGGGAGGATTGGGTCAAGTTCCAAGCCGCTGCCGCTCGTCGCAGGCGCGAAGAAAAAGAAGCCGAGGCCAGACGCATTGCTTTGCGCAGACGAAAGGCCGAACAATTTGTTGAGTACTTGGCCCTTGGCATTGCCACGGTCGTGCTGGTGGTTCTCATTATTTACGGCATTGCGCTGTACATGAGGTATTTGAGATGAGCAAAGGGTCAAGCTCCGATTCAACGCTCGACAAGGTGCTCGGGTATGTTGACTCGCCGTTTAAACTGTTCGCCATCATCCTGATGGGCGTGCTTGCGTTTTCGGGCTATTTCCTGTGGCAAAACCAAGAGTTCATGCGCGATGCTTACAAAGAGTCCAAGAAGCTGCCGGAGATCAACACTTCTCGGACAGACGATGCCAGCGCCATGCTGTTCAAAAAGACCGGCGCAACCGTGGTGGCGGTGTTCAAGGTCAATCCGCTGTTTGGCAGCAGGGTGCTTTACAAGGCTTACACAAAAGACGGGCGGGACAAGACGATTGAGGACATTGATGTCGGGCTGTTCAGTCAAAACGCAGCCAACAACGCCGATGTAATCAAGCTGATGACCAACGAAGTGCCGTGTAGCGAATACCGCTACGCCCAGTCTGAGGTGGGTCTGTGGTACATCGAGAAGGGTGTAACCTTCACCTGCCGGATAAGCGTGCCGCCTGACAGCCATCGGTTTGTTGGGCAGATCACGGTGGGCTGGGCGCAGCAGCCCGAGAGCCTAGAGCAGATTAAATTCATGCTGGAGATTGCCAGCGCCATGTTGACTAAAAGGGGTAACTGATGCTTTCACTATTTTCAACTCTTGGGGGTCTGCTGATCTCTGGCCTTCCAAAACTGCTGGAATATTTCCAGAACAAGGCTGACCAGGCACATGAACTTCGCCTGGCACAGGTGCAGACTGAGCGCGAACTTCAACTGGCCGCTGCCGGGTTTGCTGCCCAGGCCCGTGTGGAGGAGATTCGCACCGAGCAGGTGGCAATGGAGACCGATGCCCGGATGACCGAGGCGGCGCTTGCCCATGACGAGAAGGTGCTTGAGAAGGCCAGCAAGTGGGTTGCCAACTACGTGGGCACTGTGCGCCCCACTGTGACCTACATCTTTGTGCTGGAGCTGGTAGCAATCAACGCATTCATGGCGGTGTACCTGTGGCAGCACCCCACGCTCATCACCAGCATTGACGATGTGATCCGCTACTCCGACCTGATTTTTTCGAGCGACGAGATGGCCATGCTGGGAGGCATCATCGGGTTCTGGTTCGGCAGCCGCCAGTGGAGCAAGAAGTGAAACTGAGCAAAGCCGGGGAAGACTTGATGCACCGTTACGAAGGGTGCAGGAACAAGCCTTATCTTTGCCCAGCGCACATCTGGACGATTGGCTACGGCCATGTCCTGTACCAGGAGCAAATCAGGCTTCCAATGGTGCGGGTGGAGGGCAAGGAAACGCCCATGATCCGCAAGGAATACCCACTAAAATCGGAGGACAGCCGTGTCTGGACAAAAACGGAGATCGACGAATTATTCCGAACTGATGTCGGAACTTTTGAACGGGGTGTTCTTCGACTTGTTCCCACTGTTGCTGGCCGTCAAGGCAGCTTTGACGCTCTGGTCAGTATTTCCTTCAATTTTGGGCTAGGCAACCTCCAGCGGTCCACCATCCGGATGAAGGCCAACCGGGGCGACTGGGAGGGCGCGGCCGATGCGTTTCGAGTCTGGACCAAAGGCGGCGGAAAAGTGTTGCCAGGGCTGGTCAAGCGCCGGGAAGCAGAGATTGCGCTTTTCTTAAGTTAAGTGCGAAAATGTCGCATACCACAAAACTTCTTTGACTGGAGCCTTTTATGAAAACCACGCCTGTTTGGGACAAGAAACGTCCTAAAAGCATCGGAAAACCCAAGGCCTTGACTCCGGCAAAGAAGGCCTCTGCAAAAGCCGCAGCCAAGAAAGCAGGTCGTCCCTACCCTAACCTGGTTGACAACATGCGCGCTGCAAAGGGGTAAAAATGGCCCTCTTGCGACTTTTCCTCAAGCCTGGTGTGGACAAGCAGAACACCGAATACGGCTCAGAAGGCGGCTGGGTTGACTGCGACTATGTTCGCTTTCGGTATGGCCTGCCTGAAAAGATTGGCGGCTGGACACCGTTTGACAACATTCCCCTAAACCTTGTGGGCATGGCAACCTGTGTTTTTACCTGGAACGCCCTTGACGCAGTGCCCTACGCGGCAATCGGCACTACCCGCAAGGTGTACGTTTTTTCCGGGGGTCTTTGGACAGATATAACCCCTATTCGGGCCACTGGTTCCGTTACCTTTGACACAACCTCGGGCTCTACCACGGTAGCAGTGAACGACGTCGCCCACGGTGCAGCTGTAGGGGACTTTGTTACGTTTTCAAGTGTCACTGGGGACCCCGGTGGCATTGCCAATGCCAGTCTTACTGCCGAATTTGAAATACAAGCGGTAACCGGAGTAGATGAGTACACGATCCTATCTCCTCAAGCCGCATCTTCAACTGTCCTTGCAGCCGGTAGCGCCACTGCAGCCTATCAAATCCCAGTGGGCGCTGACGTGAGCTACACGGATTTTGGCTGGGGAACAGGCGCGTGGGGAGCCTCAACCTGGGGCACTCCACGCCCGCCCTCTTCTGTTCAAACCCTTTACTCTGACGTGTGGCAGTTTGATGCCTACGGCCAAAACTTGATTTTGCAGCGCGTAGAAGGAGGCATTTACGAGTGGTCTCCCGCCACCGGTGGAAGAGCCACGGCCATTGCGGGAGCCCCTACAAAAAGCACTTATGCCCTCATATCGACACCGGACCGGCACTTGGTATGCTTTGGCACTGAAACAACAGTGGGCGACCCCAGTACACAAGACCCGATGTATGTGAAGTTTTCAAACCAAGAAGACATTGGGAATTTCAATACGTCGACAACAAACACAGCGGGTGGCAGGCGGCTGACTGACGGCAACCGCATTGTTTCCGCAATTCGTTCACGAGGTCAGATTCTGATTTTCACGGACACCGCGCTCCACAGCCAGGCGTATGTCGGCCCCACCTTTACGTTTGAGTTCCAACAGCTTGGAGCAAACTGCGGCTGCATTGGGCCTCATGCTGCGGCGGACGTCAACGGCGTAGCGTATTGGATGGGCAAAGAAGCGTTTTATGTGTTCAACGGTACAGTGAAAAAACTGCCGTCCACGGTCCAGGACTATGTGTTCAAGGACATTAACCTTGTCCAAGGTCAGAAAACTTATGTCGGGGTGAACTCTCAGTTCAACGAAGTTACCTGGTGGTATTGCTCATACACAAGTGACTACATTGACCGGTTTGTCACCTACAACTACCTCGAGGACGTTTGGTCGATTGGGACAATGGCGCGAACCACTTGGGCCGACCAGGGCACGTTTGATAGGCCGATTGCAGCCTCTTATGATCCAGCCAGCACTGCGGCTACCATATCTACCATTTACGGGCTGACTGCAGGCCGGTCGCAGGTGTTCAGCCAAGAGACGGGTTATAACGGCAATGGCGAGGCCATTGTGGCCTACATTCGGTCGGGATACTTTGACATTGGAGACGGGGACAACATGCTGCTTATGAGCAGGTTCATTCCTGACTTTAAAAACCAGCTGGGCAACCTCACTGTTCATCTGCTGCTTCGACCTTTCCCTCAAGCCACCGCATCACCCAGTTCGCTTGACCCCTATGTGATCACTCCCACCACAGAGAAAGTGGACACAAGGGCCCGAGGCCGCCAGATTCAGCTTCGCATTGAGAGCGACGCCGTGGACACCACTTGGCGCTTTGGCACGATGCGGGTTGACATTCAACCGGACGGCCTGCGATGAGCAAAATCAACAACGTCCGCCTGCCCAACGCTTCCAAGGACTACGATCCTGGAGAATTCAACCAGCTTGTACGCTCACTTGAGCAGATCGTCACACAGCTTAACAGCACCTATGCGCCCACCGCCAGCAGCAACCTTGCCGGCGCAGCAACCTGGATGGCAGCGGGCAGCGGTGCGGGCGGCGGCTTTGCAGGGGGCATTCGCGGGTTTCAGAACAGCAACGGCATCATCTTGCCCAACGCAATGATGATCTCGGACTCGGACCAGGCAAACGCCAGCATCACGGGCGAGAACCTGCTGACTTTTGCTCCTGCGTTTTCCAATGGCATTACCGTGGAAAGCGGATCACGGATCAGGGTCCCATGTGGGGGCCAATACCTTGTGACGTTCACTTTGCAGGTCTCAAACCGCAGCAACTCGGTGGCCGAGTTTGAGGTGTGGGCCAAAGACACTGGTGTGAACTACCCCTTAAGCAACACTCGTTTTGACGTGCCCGCGCGCAAGAGCGTCAGCGTGTGGGCCCACATAGTCCCCGCTATCACCGGCATTTTCACCGTCAACGACCCTACCAATCAATACCTGGAAGTTGCCTGGTGGGCGGACAATCTTGACGTTTTTCTTGAGCACTACCCGGTAGGGACAAGCCCCACACGGCCGGGAATTCCATCGGTCATTTTGACCATCAACTTCCTATCGGCGAACTGACCATGGCAAACAAATATTTCAGGAAGTATTTAACCCCGTCAGCCGCCACGGAGACGACGCTTTACACGGCTCCCGAAGCCAACACAGCTGTGTTGTCTTCTTTGCGGGTAACCAACCGTAGTGCCGCCATTACCTCGTTGACGGTAAACGTCTACCCAGTCGGCGGGGCCACTGCCTACTGCCTGCTCAAGACATATTTCTTGCCCATCAACCAGACCATGGACATTTTGAGTGGAGTGCCATGCGTTCTGGAAGCGGGCGACGTCTTAAAAGTCACCAGCAGTCAGGCGACGGTGGACTTTTATCTGTCCTATCTTGAGATTGATCGCTCATGAACAGTGGACAAAACTTGACTTTTTGTTGGATAATTTCAGCCATTCACGCGTCCTTTCCCGACGCGCGGCCCATGAGGCCTTTGGCAAAAACCGGAAAGGACTATCATGGCAAATGAAGGAATCATGGCCCTGCCTCAAGGCATGGGCATGCAGGGCGCAACCCCTCGGGCAGAAAAACCCACCGTTACGAGCGCGGACTCGTATGACGCCGTTTTGACGGCGCTCAACATAACAGACCCTCAGCAGTTTGAGATGTTCAAACGGCAGATCAGGGGCAGCTTCCAAGGGGCTGAGATTCCTCCCCAAGAACTGACTGCCTTGATTGGCATTCTTGAGCGCCTGGTCGAAACCCCCGAAGACTACCCCGAATTTGCCCAACTGGCCCAGGCCGATGGGATGGAGGTTCCAGATCAGTTTGATCCCGAATTCGTAGGGGCCCTGATCGTCGTCTTAAACGAGCTGCAGATGGGCGCGGCCGAAACTGCGCAAGATGTGGCCAGCATTGGCCCCGTTGTAGAAGGACTGCAACCCGCACAATTTGCTGAAGGTGGCCTGGCCGACATGGCCTCTTATCTGCGTTCCCAAGGGCGTGGGGGCGACACTGTTTTGGCGCACATCACCCCCGGTGAGGCGTCTATGCTGCAAAGCCGAGGCGGCGCAGGAACCATCAACCCTGTCACCGGCTTGCCTGAATACGGCTGGTTGTCGAAGGCCTGGAAAAGCATAACTGGGGCGGTCAAGTCCGTGGTCAAGGGGGTCATCAACGTCGTCAAAGATGTGCTCAAGAGCCCTATTGGACGGATTTTGGGCACCATTGCGTTAGCCACGGTCCTCGGACCAACCGCCCTTGGTCTGAGCCTGGGCACAGCCGGCACGGCTGCTGTAGCGTCTGGCGCTGTGACTTTGGCAGCGGGCGGCTCCTTTAAAGACGCGCTGGTCTCTGGCGCTATGGGCTACTTTGGCGGTGGCGGAACCATCGGGGGCGTTAACCCTGTGGCATCCCTTGGTAGCTACTTGCCAGGCGCAGCGGGCAGTGCACTGAACGTAGGTCTGGCCACAGGCGTGCTGGGCGCTGGTATTGGTAAATTGAGTGGAATGAGCACGGCAGATGCCTTGAAAATGGGCTTGACTTCGGGTGTCGGCGCAGCGGGAATGACGGCCTTGCAAGGCACAGGCCCTGCTTCTACGGAAGGCGGGGGAGCAGACGCTCCCACGGAAAGCGGAGGTGGGGGCGGGACCGTCGACGCGCCTGGTCAAGTGGGCACTGCCGGGGAAGTCGGATCGACGGGCCAAGTCGGATCGACGGGCCAAGTCGGATCGACGGGCGAGATTGGAACCGCAGCGGACCTCTTGGCAGGTGGCAATCAACAATATTCCGGCTCTGGCCTGAAGATGCCTGCGATGGGCTCTTCCACTGGTTTTGACGCAGCTGGCAACTTCAAGGCTGACTACAGCTTGGCAGGTGCTCCTTCTGCTCCTGTCCCAGGTATGGAAGGCGCGATGGGCACGGGCCTGCGCGCTCCCGTTTCTCCTGCAATGACACCGTCTGGCGCTGCAAACTACAGTTTGTCCAGCGTTCCATCTGCTGCACAGCCCGCTGGCTTTGTCGGCAAGATGGTGTCAGGGGCCAAGGACCTCTACAACGAATATCTCTCGCCCACCCGTTTAGGCTTGCCGGCAGACGCAGGGGTCATCCAAAAGTACGGCCCCTTGGCCCTTGCAGGCACCGCTGTTATGGCCGCCACAGGCGGCATGGAGGGGGAGCCCGCCAACCAGAACCCTGCGTTTAACCGCAACTACACGGGCTCTGACTACATGCGAGACAACCCCGATAAGTTTAAAGGAGGCTTGAGTTCTTACACCAAGCCTGAAACACCGGACAACCCAATCGTGCCTACCCCGTCGTACGCGACTATTCCAATCGGCGCGCCCGGCACTGTCGTCCCAACGGGTGTCACCATGAGCCCTGGTGGCGTGGCGCAGCCCTACAACGTGGCGGGTCTGTACGGTGTTCCGCTGATCTACGGTCCCGACGGTCAGCCCCGTCGCATGGCCAAGGGCGGTGACGCCCAAATGACGCATTTCCCGCGCAAGAACGGACCAATCAATGGTCCGGGCACAGGAACCTCGGATGACATCCCAGCGATGCTGTCGGACGGCGAGTTTGTGTTCACGGCCAAGGCTGTGCGCAACGCCGGAGGCGGTAGCCGTCGCAAGGGCGCTGCTCGCATGTACAAGATGATGAAAATGCTCGAAGGCGGAGCCGTTAAGGGGAAATAAATGGCAGACGAAACAGTCACCCAACAGATAGTCCGGGAAGCCCCGGAGATCGAAGCGTACAAGCTCAAACTACTGGAAGAAGCTCAGAAACTGGCTTTTAACCAAGGTGGCGGTCAGTCCCTTGCGCAGCAGCTTCCTAGCTACCAAGTAGCCGGGTTTTCTCCTGCACAACAGGCTGCCATGCGGGCAGCCGAAACGCAGGGAATAGGGGCGTTTACGCCCTACATGACTGCGGCAAACCAAGCATTGGGCGGTGCATACACGACCACGGCTGAAGCGGCTGACATCTTGCGCGGTGCGGACACACGCAAGCAGTTCACGGATGCCCAGGCTGCCATGGGCCAAGCGGGTGGTGCTACAGCCAATATCACGTCCGGCATTGGACAAATCAACCAGGGCCTGGGTTATCTTGACCAGGCAGCGCAACGTGCTGGGGCATCCGACACCACCGGTCAGTTTGGCGCGGCGCGTCAAGACTTAGACAGGGGCATTGGAGCACTGGCCACGGCCCAAGACATGGCTGCCGCGTCCAGCCAAGCAAACCTTACGCCTGCAACAGCGACCATTGGCCAAGGCATTGGGGGCTTGACCCAAGCGCAGCAGATGGCATTGGCCAGCGGCAGCGCAAATTTCGGCGGCTCTCAGGCACTGCTGGGGCAGGCAGCGGGCCAGCTTGGAGGCGCACAGCCTAATTTTGGTCAGGCCAATCAAACGATTAACGCTGGAGTTACCCAGGGCCAACAAGCCGTTGGCATGGCGCAGCAGGCAGCGCAGCAGCCTGGGTTTTCCGCACAAAACGCGGCGCTTGGCCAGGCCATGGGCGCTGCACAGCAGGCAGGTCCTTCTGACTTCAGTGCCTCGTTTAGAGGCCTTCAAGGCGCTGGTGGGGACGCTAGCGCGGCTTCTACCATGGCTGCGCAAGCGGTTCAGCAGCCTGGTTTTGGCCAGGCCATTAACCAGGGTCAGCAAGCAATTCAAATGGCGCAGCAGGCCGCTCAACAGCCAGGCATGCAGCAAGGCATTGGCGCGCTATACCAAGGAGCCCAGCAGGCACAAGCAGCTCAACTTGGCGCTGCCCCGCAGGCGCAGGCCGCTCGGATGGGCCCTGCGCAGCAGGTAGGTGCGCAGCAGGTGGGAACGGGTCCATTACAAGCCGCTCAAACCTCTTTCAATCCTGATCTTTCCGCTTTTCAGATGGGCCCTGCCCAACAAGTGCAAGCGCAGCAGGTGGGCATTGGTCAACTGCAAGCCGCTCAAACAGGCTTCCGTCCAGATGTGCGGGCCTTCCAAACAGGCCCTGCGCAGCAGGTGGGAACGGGGTCAATCATTGATGAAGGACGTTTGGACGCCTACATGTCCCCCTACATGCGAAACGTAGTGGACATTCAAATTCGTGAGGCGGAACGGGCTGACCAGATTGCTCGCCAAGGCCGGGCAGCCAATGCAGTGCGCGCTGGTGCGTTTGGCGGGGAGCGAGAAGCGGTTATGGAAGCCGAGGCTGCACGCAACTTGGCGCAACTGCGCTCAGACATCCGTGGCCAGGGCCTGCAGCAGGGATTCCAACAGGCACAGCAGCAATTCAACGTGGAAGAGCAGGCCCGTTTGGCGGCCCAACAGGCCAACCAGCAAGCGGGTCTTTCAGTGGGCCAGCAGAACTTGGGCGCTCAGATGCAGGCGCAGCAACTGCGCACAGAGACGGGCATGCAAACCGCGCTGGCCAACTTGAACACCGAGCAGCAGGCCCGTGTTCAGCAGGAAGCCAACCGCTTGCAAGCCTCTGGTATGAACCAACAGGCCGCCCTGCAGTCCGCTTTGGCCAACCAACAGGCAGGCTTGACTGTCGGCCAGCAAAACCTTGCGTCTCAGCTTGGCGTGCAACAGTTGGGGACCCAGACGGGGCTGCAAACTTCTCTTGCAAACCTAAGCAACGAGCAACAAGCTCGTGTTCAGCAAGAAGCCAACCGACTGCAGGCTTCTGGCATGAACCAGCAGGCAGCGCTCCAGTCTGCGCTGGCCAACCAACAAGCCGGTCTGACTGTCGGCCAGCAAAACCTTTCCGCGCAGCAACAAACAGCGTTGGCCAACCAGGCGATACAAGGGCAATACGGCATGGCTAACCAGCAGGCAGGCCTGCAAGCCGCCAACATGCTGCAGCAGGCGGGAATAGGGCAAATTGGAGCCGCTGGCCAACAGGCCGGATTTGGCCAGCAAGCCGCGCAACTGGCAGCGCAACAAGCGGGCCTGCAGGGTCAGCTTGCCGGTCAGCAAGGTCAGCTCGGGCTTCAAGCAGCACAGCAGCGCTTTCAAGAAGCGGGCTTTGACGCTCAAACTGCTATGCAAATGGCTCAGTTGCAGCAGGCACAAACTGGCCAAGCGGCACAGCAGTCACAGCTGATGCAGGGCATCGGCAGTGCGTATGGCCAATCGGCCCAAGCACAGGGGCAACTCGGTCAACAGGCAGCTCAATTGGCCGCGCAGCAGGGGCAGTTGGGACTGCAAGCAGGCTCTCAGTTGGGCTCGCTCGAAGCACAACGTGCACAGCTTGGACAGGCGGGCGCTGGCCAGTTGGCCAACATCGGCCAGCAGTTGGGTGCTCAGGCGGCGCAACAAGCTCAACTTGGACAGTCCGCAGCAGGGCTTTATGGCAATTTGGCTCAAAACCAAGTGGCCGCTGGACAGGGGCTTGGCCAGCTTGGCGTGCAGCAAGCTCAGTTGGGGCAGAGTGCGGCAAACATTTACAGCCAAGCAGCACAGCAGTACGGCAACCTGGCATCTCAAGGTGGCGCTTTGGCGGGTCAAGAAGCTGCTATCAACCAAAACATTGCTAACCTGCTGATGCAGCAGGCACAGGCGCGCAACCAGTCCGCACAAACCGCAGCAGGCATTTATGGCCAGCAGGCACAGCAGTACCAGGGGCTCGGCCAGGGCATTGGCCAATTGGCAGGCCAGCAGTTTGGCATCGGCCAGCAAACAGCCCAGGGGCTGGGCCAGCTGGGCGGACAGTTGGGCCAGCTTGGCGTGCAACAAGGTGCTTTGGGCCAGACCGCACAGGCGCTGCAGCAAGGCGACATCAACTTTTTGTACAACGTCGGCCAGGCAGGCCAAGCGTTCAACCAGCAGACACTGGACGCACAGCGCGCCTCCGAGTTGCAAAAAGTCTACGCCCCTTACCAGCAGGCGGGTTTCTTGTCGGACATTTACAAGGGCGCGCCGTCCACGCAGATGTCCACCGCTGTGGCCAGCCAGCCGTCAGCAAGCCCATTCCAGCAAGCCGTGGGCATTGGTTTGGGGGCCCTGTCCACTGCTGCTGGCGCGAAAAAAGCCGGTCTTTTCTAAGAGGTCAATATGAACAAAAAAATGATGCTAGACGACGACGTCGAAAACATGGGGATCATGCAGGGATTCATGGACTCCTTGGCAGAGGACGACGACGAGGGCGATGACGAGGAAGAAGGTCCTCGGGCAATGATGGAGCGCCGCCCTGACTCGCCCGAAATCCTGATGAACAACCTGCGGGGCGACATGCGCTCCATTGATGCTCGTCGCGACGAACTGGCTGACCTCGTGGGTTACCAGGCCGCTACCGAAACACCTGAGTCTGTGCTTGCCATGCTGCAGCCGGTGCTGGCGCAGCAAAACGGCGGCGGCATTGGCGCGCTGCCTCAATCACAAGACATGGCCCAAGGACCACAGGCCCCGATGATGGGCGGTATGCCTCCTGACATGGGAGGCGCTCCAATGCCCCCTGATATGGGCGGTATGCCTCCTGACATGGGCATGCCCCCGCCGCCTCCCGAACAAGGTGGCATTGCCGAGTTGATGGGCGGCGGAATGGGCGGCGCTCCTGGCATGCCTCCAATGCCTCCTGATGCCGGTATGCCTCCCCCTATCGCCATGGCGCGCGGTGGGTACGTCCAAAATTTTCAAGCAGGGTCTGACGAAGAAGGCGTGACCCCTGCTGGACAAGGACCTTCTGAAGACTTGATGATGTACCCCGCTGACATGGTGGCTGCCGCACGTCGGGCGTCCCAGTCACTGTTCTCCCAGCAACCTTTGCGCACGCCCACGCTGTCGGAGGCCACGGCCTCGCGCCTGCCTGAGTACACCAAGCTGCTTGGCGCAGATCGGGGCATGTCTGAGGCGCAAATGCTGTTTGACCTCGGACAACGGGCCTTTGGTTTTGCCGGCAACGTGGACGACTCCGGCCGCCCCCTGCGCGGCAGCTTTTTGTCACGCCTGGCCGGGGCCACTCGCACGTTGCCAGGAGCCATGGGCAAGCGCATTGACGAGATCGGCAAGATTGACCGTCAACTCAAGGTTTTGGCCCTGCAACAAGGCGAGAAAGACATTGACCAGATCACCGCGCAGAACAATGAGCTGCAAAAGCGCAAGAGTAGCCTGATCAACCAGGTAATCCAAGCCCAGGCTAAAGTTGATGCCAAGAAGGCAGGGGAGAAGCCTGCGGGGCCCTTGGGTAAGGGCAGCAAAGGCGACATCTTGAACAGCATCATCCAGTTTGCCCCGCTGTACCAGGCGGGCTCGCTGACTCCTGAGCAAGAAAACACGTTCATGACGGCGATCACGGACTACACGCAGCCTACGACGATTGAGTTCACTGACCCCGAGACAGGGCTCAAGAGCATGCGCACACAGCGCAACCAGCTGCCTGACTTTGTAACAAAGGCCTTGAACGCCCGACGCCCTGGCAGTGCTCCTGCACCGCTTTCCGTGACCGGCGGCCCAGCCCCCAGTGGCGGCCCAGCACGGCCTCCGGCAGCGGCCCCCTCCATGGGCGTGACCGCAGACACCGTCCCAGGTGAGATATTTCAAGTTGCACGGACCGCGCCTAAGTCGAGCTTCTTCGATCTGGCCGCGACAGGCACAGGTTTTGTCCCTGTTTTGGTGGCGGGCGTTGCGCGCAACGTGCCACTGGACGCGGCAGGTAAGATCGGCCCGGAGTTCCAGCAAAGCACCGCAATGCTGGACAGCATGACCAACCGTGTCGTCAACACCTTGCAGGAAAACCCCCGGTTTGCCGAGGGCGAGCGCCAGCAAATTCTGGGCGAACTCAAACTGGCTCCAAGGATGTTTGCCAACAAGAACGGCTACATCAACCAGATCATCGGTTTGGACAACGTGCTTGAAGGCATTGAGAAAAAAACCATGAACATCCGCGACCAGGAGAAGACGGGCATCCCCGCACGTCAGGCTGCTACGAAAAAGCTCGAGGAAATCACCGCTGTGCGTGAATTACTGGGCATCCAACAGCGCACAATCACTGATCCGAAAGTGTGGGCAACACTGCCCCCAGGCGAGTACATTGTGATCAACCCGCAGACCGGGTTCAAAGAGTTGCGTCCTAAGTTGGGACCTGCGAGGTAACTAGATGGCAAAACCACAGAGCATTGATGACCTGTTTCCCATCGGAGCAGGGCCCGAGGCTGGCCCTAGCCCGGCAGAGATTGAGGCGGCGAGCAAACCTGCCTTTTATCCAAGGGCCCAGACGACAGAGCAGGCAGCAACAGCGCCTTCCTTGGACACAATGTTCCCCACAGGCGGCCCACCTGAGCCAACTGGGGGCGACATTGCCGGAACGATTGCCAAAGGCGCTGTTGCTGGCGCGGTCCGTGATGCGCCGGTCGTGGCCGGTGCCCTGTCAGGCTTTAAGCTGGGCATGCCATTGGCGGCCAAGGCCGCTCCTGTTATGGGCCCTTTTGCAGGGGCCATTCCACTGGTCACCACCGCAGTTGGCGGCTTCTTGGGCTACCAAGCTGGCCAGGCCGCTGAAAGCGTCATCCCTGGTGAAACCGACCCACAACTCTTTCCTTACCGTGAGGGCGGAAAGACCTTTGGCTCGTCCATCGCCACTGCCCCTGCTGCGTTCTTCTTGCCTACAGCCGGCCCCACTGCCGGGCGTGTAGCCAAGTTTGTCTCAGGCATGGGCGAAACAGCCCGCCGCAGCCCTGGCGTGTTCATGGCCACTGAAGGCCTGACAGCTGCTGGTATGGGCCTGGCTGGTGGCGCTGCAGAAGCGTACCGTCCTGGCCAAGAAGGCGTGCGTTTTGGCGCGGAAATGGGCGCAGCCGTGCTGACCCCCACCAAGCTGCTTTTGAGCGGCGTTGACCTGGCCAAGACAGGCTTGTCTTCTATTAAAAGCGGTGTAGGCGGCCGCAGTGCCGCTACAGAACGCAAAGCCACAAACCTTTTGCTCGACGCGCTGAACAAAAGCGGTGAGGACCCAGAAGCACTGATCAAGGCCCTGCGCGCGCAGTTGCCCGGCACCGTCCCATCTCCCACGTCGGGCCAGAAGACTGGCAGCCAGGCCCTGATGGACCTGGAAGCATCTCTTGGCAACCACCGCGCCCAGTTTGGCGGCGAGACTGCCCAACAAGGACGCACTGCATTTTTGGCCTACCAGGAGCTGGTGGGGAAACTGCAGGAGCTTGGCGACCCACAGGCGCTGCGGATTGCGGCCGAGTTGCAGAAAAAGCGCTTTGACAACATGATCGAGACGCGCCTGTCGCTGGCAGACGCCAATGCCGCAGGCAAGATTGCCAAGATCACCAAAGACACGCCAGAAGCGCGTAAGCAAATCGGCCAGTTGGTCAAAAACGAGACCGAGTTGGCCCTGGCCGAAGCGCGCGACGTGGAAAGCCAGTTGTGGAGTTCTGCGCTGGAGAGTTTGACCAAGCCCACTAAGTCTACCGTTGTGAAAAAGGTCGAAGCAGGCTGGGACCGGTTTCGGGATCGCCCTGTTTTCAAGTCATTCAACGAGCAGGTCATAACCGCACCAAAACTTGTTCCATCGGCAACGGCAGAATCTTTCTTGAATCGGGCCTCTGAGATGGGCCCCGCCCTGTTTGACGAGATTCCATCGCAAGTGCGCAAGATCATGGAGTCCTTTGGCGTTGACCAGGCCGCAGTGACCCGGTTTCGCAACGGCAAGCTCTCCGATGACTACCTGCAAAGCGGTCAAGTGCCCTCGCTGTTCATGCCAAAGGTCAAGGAGCAGCCTGTTCAGGACCTGGTGAACTACCGCTCCACTTTGCTCAAAATGGCACGGGATGCGGCAGGCTCGGGCGACGCCAACAAGGCCAGTTTCTTCAGCAACATGGCTGACGGCATGATGCGGGACCTGGACACGCTCCAGGACCCGATGTATGACCAGGCGCGCCAGTTCTCGCGCTCGCTCAACGACGTCTTTACCCGCACCTACGCCAACACGGTGACTGCAGTGTCCAAGGCAGGTAAGGACCGTGTGCCGCCAGAGACGCTGGTCATGACTGCTTTCAGCGGCAATGCTGATCAGACAGCGCAGCGGATGAAAGAGATTGAGGACGCTGTCGGATTCATGCGCACGCAGTACCGCGAAGTCGTCAAGCAGTTTGGCTTTGACAGCCCTCAAGCACAGCAACTTTTGCCCTTGGCACGCGCTGCAACCACCAATGTTGCCTCGGTGCGTGACGCGCACACGAGAGTGCTGCGCCTGGCCGCTGCCAATGCTGTAAAAACAAGGTTTGACGAGAAAACCGGCACCTACGTCCAAAAGGTCGACCTGGGAGCACTGACAACATTTGCCAAGCAAAACGCCCCGATGCTTGAAAAGATGGGCCTCATGGGCGAACTGCGAGACGCGGCCCACGCATCCAACCTGTTGACCCAAGTGGCCAACGAGAACAGTGCGTTGTCCAAGGCGGCCAAGAACCAGTCTGCGTTTTCCCAGCTTCTCACTGCCGAAAGCCCGACTGCGGTAATCGCGGACAGCTTGAACGGCCGTTTCCCAGTCAGGAGCGTCAACGGGCTGGTGGACCTAGCCAAGAAAGGCGGCCCTGAAGCCCTGGATGGCCTCAAATCCTCGTTGTTTGACTACGCCTACACAAAGGCCAACGGCTACAGCGGCAAATTCAGCCCTGAGGGCTACGCTACAGCCCTGTTTGAGCCGCTTGGCCGCAACCAGCCGTCGCTTGTGAACATCATGCGCAGCAACGGCTTGATGACGCTGCAGGAAATGTCTAATCTCAAGAAGCTCATCACGCCTATGGTGCGCATTGAGACGGCCATCAAGAACAACATCCCCTTTGAAGATGTGATTCAAGGCGCAGATGCAGTGACTGACCTGGCTTTGCGCGTCGCAGGCGCACGAATCGGTACACAAGCCTCTGCTACTGCTGGGGGCGGAGCGCCTATTATTGCCGCACAAGCAGGCTCTAGGGCCGTGCGCCAAATCTTTGATGCCCTGCCCAACGCCACTGTGCGCGCCATCCTGGAGAACGCGGTCAAGGACCCAGAGGCCATGGCGCTGCTCTTGCAAAAGGGCCGCACAGAAAAAGAGAAGCTGGACATTGCCAATGGGATCATCAATTACATGGGCTCATTGGGGGTCTCAATTGGCAAGGGCGCGGTCACGCCGTCGCTGAACTACCTGTCCACACAGGATGAGCGTCCTGCCCAGCCCGCCCAAACCTCTCCACTTACTCCCCAGGGACAGGCCGCACGCCAGCTTCGCCAGATGCCAACAGCGCCTGGCACGCGTGGTGTGCCGGGGCTCACGGACAACGGGCCAAAAGCCCCTGCCCCAGGCGGTGGTGGAGGCGCTCCAACGAACGCCAACGCAAGAGCCCAGTATCAGTCACTTTTCCCATTCGACAACGTGTCTCCAATGTTGAATAATCAGCAAAGCCCAACCCAGTGAGGTAAACCATGGCAACCGCAAAGAAACAACTTGCTGCAACCAAAGCAGCAGTCGCAAAAAAACCCGCTCCTGCCCCTGCAAGAGCCCCGCAAGTGCCGCCGGGCCCTAGCGCGCTAACCATGGCCCCTCAAACGCCGCCTCCCCCTGCAATGCCTTTTGCCCAGACGATTGGTGATTTCTTTGGCCGGGTCCCAGACTCAGTCAAGATGCCGCAACTGGTGCAACAGCAGGCCTTACAGCGGGCGGCTGCACAGGCGGCTGCGGCACAGCGGGCGGCTGCAGAAGACGCGTTTTTAAGGTCACGTCAGCCTGGAATGGGCGGCATGCCAGGCATGCCAGGCCCGCAGCCCGCTGTTCCACCACAGATGATGGATTACTTGACGAGAAGGTATGCGCAGCCCGGCGGGGCCCCTTCCGGCTTGTCTGGAATTGACCCAAGACTGTTGCAAGATATTAACGCGAAGTTTGCGGCAGAGCAGGCTGCGAAGCAAATGCCTTCGCGATCCGGCGGCGGCATGCCAGGATTTGGAGGTGATCCGCGCTTCCCAGGTCTGGTTGGCATGCCAGGCCGTCCTCAACTGCCTCCAGAGCTTCAGAACGTGCTCACCGCGCAGCAGGAATTAAAGCAGAGGGAAATGGCCATGATGCAGCCTTATCAGCAGAGGGTAGAGGCTGCTGTGGCTGCTAACCCTGCCTACCGGCAACTGCAGCAGTTGACGCAACAACTTGGCCCATATGCAAGTCCACAGCAATTGCAACAACTGCAACTACTGAAGGCGCAGATAGACGGCGACCCCGCCTTAAATGAAGCGCGACAGATGGCGGATCGGGCTAATTTGGAGTTTCAACAGAATTACGCGCAACCGTTCCAACAAGAATTCGGTCAGCGGTTAGCTGCGCTACAACAGTACGATCAGCAGCAAAATATGCCTTTCCCCAACCCTCAAACGGGCATGCCTGGCGTCATGCCTGGGGGCGGCATGCCGGGCTTCGGCGGAGACCCACGATTCCCCCAAATTCCTCGCTTTAACGACGACTACGGGCGTCCGCCTTTGGTCGGCGTTCCACAGATGCCGCCGCGCCCTGTTGGCGGCATGCCGGGCTTCGGCGGAGACCCACGATTCCCTGGCGTCATGCCTGGAATGACGATGCCGTATGACCCTGCTCCGCAGCAGGATGGTTACAAGGCCTACATAGATGACTTCATGAGAAAATCCCAAGAAAACTCAATGAACCCAAATGCGCCACAAATCTCTCCGATAAGCTCTGAAGGGTTCCGGCAGAGGTATCCTAACGGCTATACCCCCGGATCAATGTTTGGCCCTGGCAACCCCCCAATGTCGCCTCAAATTATGGGTCTCGGCCAGGCAGCCGCTAATCAGGTGGGCCTCGGTCAAGCCGCAGCTGCTGCATCGCAGCGACCAATGCCGCGTCCACAACAGCGACCAATGCCTGGAAACTACGGCGGATTCAACAACATCCAAGGCATGGGCGCAAACCAGTACGGCGGCTTCAACTCCCCACCACCCGGCATGGGCCAAATGGGCATGGGTCAGGCCATGGGCGGCGGCCAGCAGCAACAACCTCAAACGCAAAGCAACATGTTTGGCAGTTTCGGCGGTCAAAACCAGGGCCCGAACCAGCAGGCGCAGCAGGAAGACCAGTACGGCGGATTCGGCGGTGGCGGTGGCGGCGGTGGCGGTGGCGGCGGTGGCCTGTTCTAAGCCCGAGACGCGGTAAGTCTCGCCATCCACTGGGTCTTGAAGTTTCGCCACTCTCGACCCGTGGTGGTGAACTCCTGCGTGGTGCCATCCTGCACCGCGATCAGCACAGCGCCGAAGTCAATGTCGGTGCCGTGCATCCAGTCGTGTGCAGTGGCATAGGCCGCAAGCTGGTGAAA